AGGGCCGGGGCGTCTGAAGTCAGGGTGTCGAGGGTCAGCAGGGCGTCGCGGCGGGCGATCAGGTCGGCCAACAGGGCCTCGGTCACGGCGATCTCGGCGTCCAGCACCCCAACGCCGGGGGCTGAAGCATGGCGCAATAGCCGGTCATAGGCCTCGGCCAGCGCCGGCTTCCCGGCCAGCACGGCGTCGGTCTTTGCCACGTTCGAAACGATGGTGGTGTGGTCGCGGCCGAACAGCCGGCCGATCTCCGGATAGGACGCGTGGGGGCACAGCGCCCGGATGGCCCGACAGGTCAGGTTGCGCGGGTGGGCGATCGCATGGTCCCGCCGGCGGCCGAGGATATCCTTGACCGGCACGTTGAACACGAAGGCCGCCGTGCGCACGACTTCCCGGGCGAGCACCCGGCTCACGCCGCCCCCCGCATACCGGCGGCGGCGTCATTGTCGGCCTGCGCCGCCGCGGCCTTCGCCTTGTCCATGGCCTGCAGGGCGTCGGACAGGATCAGCCGCTCGTTGGCGGTCAGCGTCATCCGCTCGCCGCGATCGCGAAACCGCTCGACGCTCTCGCGCACCAGCCGGGCCTCGAAGTCCGACAGCACATCGGCATGGCGGCCGATCAGGCCGGCCATCCGGATCAGGTCGAGCTTGTCCTGGGCGGTGACGGTCATCGGCCCGCCCCCGAGTTGAACGAGGCCAGCCACGCCCGGGCCGACTGGATCCGACGGCGCTCGCGCGCCTCGATCCGGTGCCAGACCACGGCCCAGACCGTGCCGCCCGTGATCGCGACGGCGCAACACCAGGCCAGGGCGTGAACAAAGGCCTGCAGGAAGAAGTCGATCCAGATCATGACCGGTCCGCCTTGATCATCAGACCGGCGGTCAGGTTCCAGACCACCACACCGAGGAACCACGGCCAGCCCAGGGCGACCTGCAGGTGCAGGCCGAACTCCCGGACGTCACGGGGCGGCACCGCGATGACGGCGGCGGTCAGGACGATCAGCCCGACGACCGCCCAGACCGCGCCGATGGCGTACAGGGCGGCCATCACGCGTCGGCCACGTCGATCGTGACGGCCTCCCATTTCGCGCGGGCGTTCGGGCGCTGGTAGAACCGAACGTGTTCCTTGGTGCCCTCGACCCGGATCGAATCCTTGATGGCCCGCATGGCCTGCTGCCAGCGGTCGTCGGCGATCTCGTAGCGCAGCAGCCGGAACAGCTCGGCCCGATTGATCAGGCCGGCGTTGTCGGTACGGAAGGCGTGATGAACCAGGCCGCGCAGGACCGGATCGTGGTCGGCCGTCAGTTCGGTCAGATAGGCGTCGACATTGGCCTTGGCCGACTGCAACTCGGGGCCGAAGGTCAGCCGCTCCTGTATCTGCAGGCGGACCTGAAGCGTGCCGTCGTAGGAGGTCTGGCTGACATTGCCCTTCTGGCCGCCGACGCCCAGCTTGTATTCCTGCAGCAGCAGGGCCAGCAGGTCGGCCACGTCGTCCAGGGTGTGCTGTTTGAAGCGCGCGATCTGGGCGCTCAGCACCCGGGCGTGGCCCATGATCTTGCGGACCTCTTCATCGACCAGCTTGTCGCTGGGGCGAACCAGCTCGATCGGGACCAGCGCCCCCTTGGGGCTGGTCATGTAGCGGTTGCCGCCGACCAGCACCTGGCCGTCGGGCACGGTCAGGGCGGCGGGGTCGGTGGCGGGGGTCATCGTCTCGGTCATTGGTTTTTTCTTTCAGTTGCGATGGATGCCGGGCAGTTGCCGGCGGCTGCGGATTTCGGCTTCGCGCGGGGTCCAGATCAGCTGGAGGAAGCGAAGCCAGCGGGCGATGGCGGCGCGGCTCACGTCCGGCCCCCATCGATGCCCGCCCCGCCGTCCAGGACGGCGAAGTCGCCGTACATTCGGGCACGGCCGACGCCGGGGTGGCAGGCCAGCTGCTGGGCCGTCATCAGGCCGGGGATGCGGCGGATCAGGCTGCGCAGTTGCGGGCTCTGGCCGACCTGGCTGGCGGTGGCGATCGCCGCCGCTACGTCGGTCAGCTCGAAGGGCTGGGCTTCGCGGGCCTCGGTGCGCAGGGCCTGCAGGCGGCTCCGCATCCGGCGCGACAGGACGCGGAAGTCCTCCTCGGTCAGGGCCTCGTTGGCGGCCCGGCGGGTGATGGTCCCGAGATCAGCCAGCAGGCCGTCGATCCGCTCCAGGTCGGTCTCGGCCGGGGCGACAGGTTCAATGGTCATCGTCATCCTCCTCACGCGGGCAGAGGCTGGCGCGACAGCTGCGTCCAGGCGGCCTTCAGGTGCGACAGGCAGCGGTCCTCCTCGGTGGACCGGGCCGCCAGGGTGGCCATCTTCAGGGTCTGGGTCAGGGACCGGACCCCGCCCGGCAGGCTGGCGACCTTGGCCAGGAACTCGCGCTGCTGGCCCGGCGGCACCTCCCAGGCGTCACACAGGATTTCGACGTCCTGCGGCTCGGGCGTCAGATAGGTCTGGGGCCAGCTGACCCGGCTGTGAATCTGGGCGAACTCGGGCGAGCGGACCCCGGCCTGGATGCGCCCCAGCACGGTGTGGTTGCCGACCAGCGCCAGGCCGCAGCCGGTCCGGTCGTGCAGGGCGCGCACCTGGTCCAGGGCGGCGTCGCTCAGATGCTGGGCCTCGTCGATCACCAGCAGGGCGCGCAGCCCGTCCAGCCGCTGGACCAGCTCCTGATAGACCATGTTCATGTTCGACCGGTTCTTGATCACCCGGCCGGTCGAGCGGGCGATCTCGGCCAGCATCGGACCCGGCGCGCGGGTCGCCGCCGACATGGTCGCCTTGAAGGCGTTGGGGGTCGTGCTGCAGTAGCGATCGACGGTCGAGGTCTTGGACAGGCCGGGGTTGCCGACCACCACCACCACCTCGCCCTGATGCGCCCAGCGCAGCTGGGCCGTGATCCTCTCGGCGGTCCGCGTCATGCGGAAACCGGGCGTCACCGGCATCAGCAGGGCCTGCGCCTGGCGGGCTTCCTCGGCGACGAAGAACCGGTTGATGGTCCAGGCCAGTTTGCGGTTGTCGCCCTTGTAGGTGCCGGTCGCGAAGGCCGACAGGGTGCTGGGCGCGGCGGTTCCGATGCGGTCGCACAGGTCCGGCCACGAGGCGCTTTCGGCCTTCTTGTAGTCGTTGAACAGCCGCCGAACCTCGGTGACGTCGTCCAGGGTGTAGTCGGCTTTGTCCCGATCGATGTTCATGCTAGGGCTTCCTTGCTTAAGAAGGGGCCGTCAGGCCCCGGCTATCAGGCCGCGAGGGGTGTCCGCCCCTCGCGGCCTTTCTCATTCGACCAGCCTCAGGGCGGGTCCGGTGGGTTGCGGTGACGGCACCCTGGCCATGGCGTTGGCCCAGGTGTCGGTCGTGGTGGCGGGTTCGCTCAGCGGCGGCGTCGCGGCGGCGATGGGTTCGTCGAACTGTTCGACCGGCTTCAGCGCCGCGCTGCCGCGCGCCCGCACCGGGCGGATCACCGAGGGCGACGGGCCAGAGACGTCCCGCGCCTCGTCGGCGTCGGGCAGGTCCGGCATCATCTCGGCCAGCTGGGCGGCCGTCAGCAGCTGATAGGCCGCGGCCTGGGCCTTGGTGGCCTTCTTCAGGTTCGATTCCTGACGCGCCCGCGTCTTGGCCGCCCCGGTGTCGAGGAAGGCGGTCCGGCCCTGCAGCTCCGCCGTCGCCAGATAACGCCCGTCCAGCCCATAGGCATGGACCGGCGCGGCCAGGTCGTCGGGGTCGTAGCGCAGGATCACCTTGCGGCCGGCCAGGGCGCTCATCGCCGGCGACCACCAGACATTGCCATGGGCCTTGACCGAGCCGTCCTTGCGGTCGGTCGACACCACTTCCGACGCCAGAAGCGCCATGCGCAGCTGTTCCGGGCTGGCCTTGCCGATCGTCGCCGTGGCGTAGGAGGCGGTGAACACCTCGTCAAAGCTCAGCCGCCCGGCGGCCATCTCGGTCGTCCGGTTCGGGCGGGTGTTATGGGCCTCTATTCCGGCCGTAACGACCCTCTTGAAGGTCTCCAGGTCGATGGCCCGGTCGCCGTAGTTCTCGGGCTTGGCGTCGGGGCGGTTGCCGGTATAGGCACCGGCGAAGGCGGGGTGTTTGGCGACCGTGTCGCACAGGTCGCGGAAGGCGCGCTCGATCGGCTTGGACTGGCCGCGATAGGGGGTCGCCCAGTGGACATCGATGCCCAGGGCGGGCAGCAGGCCGGTCGGATCGTCGTCCCGGATGCCGAACCGGAACCGGGTCCTGGCCCCGCCGGTGATCAGTTTCGAGGCAAAGGCCCGGCCATTGTCCAGCAGGCAGCCCTTGGGGATGCCCCAGTCGCGGAACAGGTCGGCGAAGGCCAGGCGGGTGACGACCGCATCCTCGCTCGCGGCGATGCGCCAGCTCAGGATCTTGCGGCTGTAGACGTCCTGGATCGCCACCATCAGCGGGCGCGCCACCCGTCCGTCCGGCCAGCGCACGAAGACATCCCATTTGTGGCCGTCGATATTGACCAGCGCCAGGGCGTGAAGGTCGGCCACCGACCGTTGCTGCGCCGGGATCGAGTTGCGCAGGGCGTCGAAGCCGTGGCGTTTCAGGGTCACGACGGCGGCGGGCACCTCGCGCTCGACCTTGCGGGCCAGCGTCTTCTGATGCGGCAGCTCCAGGCCGCGCGGGATGCAGTATTCGCGCAGGGCTCGCCAGTAACAGCTGGCAAAGGTCGGGCGCTCCGGCCGCAGATAGTCGGACAGCAGGAACTGCCAGGCCCCGTCATCGACCTCGGACGGCTTGCCGCCGCCCTTGCGTTGCGGGGCCAGCAGCGGCAGCCGGTCGGCCCGGTCGGCCCCGGCGATCAGGGTCATCCAGCTCCAGACGGTCGAGGGCGAGGCGTCGTGATGGGCGGCGACGGCGGCGACGGCGGCCGACCGGGTCAGGCCGGCCCCTTCCAGCGCCTCGATCTCGTCGATCATGCCCAGCCGGGCCGTCGCCTCGGCCTTTGCCGTCGCGCTCTGCAGCCCGAACCAGTTCCACAGCTGGCCCTGGGCGGTCGCCTCGCTGCCGTCGTTGGCGGCCACGCCCGCCTGCCAGGCCGCGTCGGGTCGAGAAGGCGAAGCCTTCTGATCGCGGCCCAAACGTCTGGCCAAGGCCGTCGATGCCTGCGAAGGCAGGACGGACAGGTGATATTCGGTCGCGTCGCCACCCCGGCCCCGGCGGGCGCGGGCCAGCGGCCGTCCGGCGCGGTCGGTGCGCAGGGCCCAGCGTTCGGCCTGGGCCAGTTCATTGATCTTGCGCTTGGATGCCGACAGCCCCGGCAGCTTCAGCGCCGCCAGCTCGGAGGCTGTGAACCATGTCTGGCCGGCCAAGGCCGCGGAAAGGGCCGGCGCGACATACGCGGCCCCCGTCATCGTCTGGAATTCTCCCCCCGCCATGGTCATCGCGCCACGTCTCCGCGTCGGATGGCGGGCGCGGCCTTCTTCAGCTGGCGGTGACGCTCTTGCAGCCGCTCGATCTGGGCTGACACATGGCCCAGCTCGACGGTCAGCACCTCCTCACCGACCACCAAGGCGCAGCCGATCTTGCGGAGGAAGGCATCACGCACGTCGTAGCGGCCGCTCGCGGCGATCAGCACGAGCATCCGGGCAAAGTTGATGTTGCGCTCCTCGCTCGCCGGCGACGAATACTTGTCCAGCATCGACTTGGAGACGTCACCGTCGAGGATGCGGCTCATGGCGGCGCCCATGTCGTAGCGGTCGCGGTCGTCGTCCTTCAGGACGCGCGACACGGCCGAGGCGACCTGGCGCTCCAGCCCGGCCAGCATCCCGTCGGAGGCTTGGGCCGTGCGCGGATCGAAATCGAAGGTCGGCTGACCGGGATCGAAGGCGGGGGTGCGCTTAGGCATGCGGCCCCCTGTGGTTATAGCCTCTGGCCCGGTTGCCCTCGACCACCTCAGGCCGCGCCCGGTGTGGGATGTCGTAGCCGCGGCGGCGCAGCTCGTTCAGCCGGGAGGAGGCATTCTTGCCGGGCTTGGCCGTGGCCGTGCCGATCTCGACGTCGATCTGCCGGACCGGAACCCCGGCGGCGTACAGGCTGGCGATCTCGCGGGCCTTCGCCGACATGGGCGGCAGGTCAGCGAGGATCAGCCTGACCTCGTCCAGCGGCCGTCCGGCCGCCGCAGCGATCTCCTCCAGGGAGTCGCCCGCCGCCGCGCATTCGCGCGCCCAGACCACCTCTTCACCATCCCAGGCCGCGATCAATGGACCGCTCCGTCGGAATGGCCGGTCAGGACGCGCCTGCAGGCGGCGGTCATGCTTTCGTTCAGATCGACGGCGGCCTCGATCTCGAGGCCCGCGACCG